CGGATAATATCTGCCCAATCAACTAGACGAGAAATAAAGTTATCATCATCGATACCAAGACCATCAGCAATCTTAGAAAGAATCTTTGCCTCACTGGAGGGAGCAGGATAAGATTGCTCAAAGGTTACTGGAAATCTTTCTAGGAACGCTTCGTTGAGCACGTTAGTTCCAATGAATCGTCCGTCATCTGAACCTTTACCCTTAGTGTTTGCGGTTGCGATGACGTTGAAACCTGCACTGGGACGGATAAACTGTCCAATTTTCTTGAGGAAGACTCCATTTCCTTCAAGGATAGATTGGAGACAGAGAATTTTATTAGAGGCAAGGTCGATCTCATCAAGGAGCAGGATAGCTCCTCGTTGGAGTGCTTCAATGACTGGGCCATTGTGCCAGACGGTTTCACCATTAACAAGACGGAAACCACCAATAAGATCATCTTCATCAGTTTCAATAGTAATGTTTACACGAATTAGTTCTCTACCGAGTTGAGCACATGCTTGTTCAACAGAGAAAGTTTTGCCGTTACCGGACAATCCCGTGATGAACGTTGGATAAAATAGACGGGACTGAATAATTTTTTTAAGATCACCGAAGTTACCAAAGCGGACGAAGGTATCATCTTTCTGAGGAATGAGATTTTGTTCAATTGCAGGCAGTGCAGAAGGTGCCTGATAAGTTTTTTCGATTTGCTCTACCTTTTCTTGCGTAACTTCAAGATTCCATTTGCCACGACCAATTTTAAATTGATCAAGTTTTTTAGTAATGGTTTGATAATTGCCACTATTCATCGCACACCAGGCACGAATGTCACCACTTGTAATTGAGTTGCCGTAGAGTCCCTGAAGGGAAGTACGGACGTAATCAGAAGACAGGGGCATGATGTAGGTCGTTTGTTTCAACTGAAGTTATTATAGTATGAATTGAGGCAAATTCAATAGTGAGTGGACGGTTTAGGAATTGTCCAATACCTCTTTAATTTCACTGATCAATTTTTTTCTACTGTGTCTTTTATCAAGTTCTACTCCCAGTCCTCTACCATACTCTTCAAGTTCACCTTTACTCATTTCTTCCAAAGGACTTGCCTCAGTAAGAACTTCCTCTTCTGGAGTAACAAGAACTTCTTCTACAACAGGTTCAGGTGCAGGAGCAGCTGCTGGTTTTTTTCCACCTAATAAATCTCCAAATCTAGACATTTGTTTTACCTATGACTATAAAAATATTTATCATGCAATAAGTTCTACAAATTCACCAAGAATTTTCTTATTCATTTTTTTAGATTTCAAACTTTTTGCAAATGCATTTTTAATCTGAGATTTGGTGGCAGAGTCATTAACAGAGAACTCAGAGTTATTAGAAATTGCCGTGGCAGAAATACCAAAGTATTTGTGATAACCAGCATTGGTTAGAGAAATTGATTTTTCTTTTTTCCAAATTTTAGCAAGTTCATCTCTCTCAGAATAGTTTTTACAATATGCAATAAAAGAACTAATTTCTCTAGGAGGAAGAATACGAATACCAATAAAGTTTACATCAGTCAATCGGTCACGAAGATTGTTGAGTAAAACAGTCGTGAAGTTGGCATAATGATTATATGTATCACTCAATTTATAAGTATTTCCTGTTTTACGATCACGAAGAAAAGAATTTTCCGAAGGCCATAACTCACAAATTCTAGGTTCTTCTTCCCAAGGACGTTGAACCTCCTTGTAACACTTTAAAGGTGCTCCCTCACCATCAGTCAAAATTACACACTGAACTTTTTGAAGTTTATTTTCTTTTTTAAATTGAGGTAAAATCTCATGCAAACACATAAGACTTTCATTCAAAGGAGTTCCAGACAAACCCATACCAATAGGAATATGATAGGTGGCATAAATTCTAAAACTATACACAATACGAAAAATATTTTTCATTTGTTTTTCAAGTTCTCTAGAATTTGTCTTGCTAGTAAGAATGTTCATCAAAGAAAACATCCTACCTATAGAGAATACACCCAAACGATATTCTGAACATGACTTTGGGTCATCAATGTATTTTTGATTTGGATAATCATTTGTAAAAGCATAGACATCGAAAGGAATATTGGTTTTTTTACAGAACCAAACAAGATTAAAAAGTTGTTTGACTGTATCAAGCATGACATCAGCCATAGACCCAGACCAATCTAAGACAAACACAAGTCCGTGATTTTTACCATCAGGAATTATCGATACTTTTTTGAATAAGTCTTCATTATATCGATAAGTGTGTAGTTTGCCCGTATCAAGAATTCCAGTCCTACTAGTAGTAGCACGAGCATAAGAGTCTGCGGACTTACGGCACTCGAACTCCTTGACGAGGTAGTTGACTTCTTTTTGTGTTGATCGTTTGAATTCATTGTATTTTGCATCTATCCATTCAAAATCTTCAATTGAATTACCTGCCCATGACTCATCACATTTGTCATGAATTTCTTTATTTGAAATAATAATATTTTCAACATTTACTTTAGGAATTTCATAATAGGCAGTCTCTGTTCCCATCTCATCAATCAAATCTTTCAAAGATTTTTCAAGATTGTCCATGGTTTTAGTTTCAGGTTCTTCATCACCACCTGTATTACCGACAGAATTACTTACTTCAGATTCTTCAGAACTACCTTCTTTTGTTTGATTTTCGGGATCAGAGTAACCGGGTTGTTGCTCAGATTGTTCACTAGATGTATTTTCACTTTCACCCTCTTCACCATTTTTATTTTGGGGGGTGTTTGTTTCTGGTTGTTCTGGTTGTTCTTTTTTACAAAACTTATAAAGTACTTCTGCGGCAAACAGAGCATCATCAAATGTCTCACAACCATCAATCATGCGGACAATTGGCATCTCATCATATTCCCTAAAAGAAATATCACAGAAGTTGCCAATCTTAAAATAAAGATTTACTCTGTCTGCAAGATTCATTTTGGAAACATCTTCAGACTCGATACAGAAAAAATCTTCATCAGAAAGTTCTTTGTATCCACGATAAAAAGTCTTGCTGATACCAGCATAACGACGTTTCATCAATTTCTCAATACGAACATCTTCGACGATGTTTACAAACTGAGGTGGAATCTTACGTTCTTTAATCCAGTTCTCATCGGGAGTATAGAGAGCATGACCAACTTCATGACCCACAAGCATATCATAAACTTCATTACTTGCTTTCTCCCACATGGGAAGTGTCAGAACTCGTGTGTGAACATTAAAGCAAGCTGTCTCTACTCTCTTGTGCTCCACCATCAAGTCTTCTGTAGCAAGCAGTTTAGCAAGTTGAGACTTGATTTCGTGAGAGACTGCCATCGGTTCGTTTCAGATGAATCTAGTATAATACAAAATACTCCATCCCAAAGAGGTTGTATGACAGTTCTTCAACTGCCCCCAAGCAAACCCATATCTTTCATATAATGTAAAGTATCTTTTAATCCACCAATATGCCTATATCCAATAGAAACTTGTGGATACTCTGCTTCATCACCAAATTCAGAGGTAAAAGATTTTTGAGTAAAATGTTGATCTAATTTATATTCTTGTATTTGTACTTCAAGAGTTTCTAAAAGTGTTCTGGCACGATCACACTCTTGACTTCCGTTTGTATATAAAACTACTGGACCCATTATTATTCCTCCTGATATGTAATTGTTATTTTCTTTTTTACTACGCCATTATTATCAAATAATGTAGAATATTGTATTTCTCCATTTAACAATGATCCAACATTTTCAGTTAAGGTGCGAGCAATAACTTTGTTAGTTGCTTTTTTCCATTCGTCAGTCACGTTGCCTCCAATCATTAGGTTTATCTCTATGGAACCATTCACTAATATCGTCACAATCTAACCCCTGTTTATGATTGGATGGGTCGGGGTCACCTAAACCCATCCGATTAAGAAAATCATCCATACTGCCCTCTTGGATATCCTGAGCAGATTGTCTTCTTGCCTTTTTCAACATCTCATTTGCTGTTGTGTTTGCCTTGGCAAGTTTCTGAGCCCAAACCATATCTTCAAGTTTTACATCTTCTCCGTTCGCAATACATTTACAAATGAACTCTAAACGAAGACGATATTGTGTTGAAAGCATATGTATTACACTACTTGTGGTATTTAGATCATTCTACTAAATCCTCTCACTTTGTCAAATTTAATGACATTAGCAAATTTATCTTCCAATCCAGATTTGTGAGAGATTACAAATATGTTTGCATCTTTAATAATAAAACGAATAATTTTAAGAAACTCTTCTGTTCCAAATCCATCAAGTGAAGAATCAAATACTTCATCCATAATTAAAAGATTAGTATTCACAGAGTTCTTAACTCGTGCAACTTCTCTCCATGTGAACAAAAGTGCAAGATCAATTCTCATCTTCTCACCTTCACTAAAAGAAGAATAAGAAAATTTCTCATGTATGGGAGATTCTACAGTCTCATTAAATTCACCATCAAGTTTAAAGTTGATGTAAAAATCCATCAGTTGAAGATATCTGTTTATTTGTTGATTAATAAACGGAATATATTTTTTAATAATTTTTGTTTTTACACCATCATCCTTTAAAAGAGAATAAGCAAAATCATAATGAATTAACTCTTCTCTTTTTGATGATAAATTTTCAAATACTTTCCGAAGACTTTCCCTAAACTCTTCTAATTTCTCATTTTCAGTATTTCTGTTTTGTAGGTTACCGGTAATAGTTTGAATTTCCGATTCAAGATCTCTGATCTGTCTCTGATTAAAACTGATCTTAGTATTGTTTTGAGAAATGCCATGCGTTAGTTTTGTAATCTCCTTGGAAAGTAAATTAAATTGACGCTCTCTTTCTTGTTCAGATTTGATTGTCTGTTCAAGTTCTTCATAACCCTTTTTGAGTTCTTTTGCTTTTTTCTGAGCATCATCAATTCTATTTACACGAAACTCTTCTTCAATGTCCTGCTGACAGGTAGGACAAACCGTATTCTCGGTGAAGAACTTATGTTCTTTGGTAATCGTCCCTACTTTTTGTGATAGTTTACCTTTTAAGTTATTTAATTTTACTAACTTATTACCAGCACCAATAACTTCTTCCTGTTCTTTAGTAACTTTAAGAATGTTTTGTTCGATTATATAGTTTTCGTCCATATAAGAAACGACCTCGGCATCTAACATATCAATTTTATTATTGTTAGATGCAATATTTGCATTCCCTCTATTCTCAAGTTCCTCAATAAACTTCTGTTGCATATCAATCTTATCTTTAAGATTAGATTTTTTTAAGTCTAATGATTTTATCTGATCTTTTCTTTCCCTCATATTATCTTTTAAAAGATTACTCATGGCAGAAAAAATACGAATATCTAAAAGATCTTCAATAACTTCTCTACGATTAGAAGTAGTCAATTGCATAAAAGGAACAAAAGTGCTGCTACCCAAAATAACAATTTGAGTAAAAGATTTGTAATTTAATTTTAAAACATTTTCTTCAAGAATTTTTTGATTGACACGATCATCAGCTTCTTTATGTAATGTATTTCCATTTACTTCAATATCAAATACATTGGGTTTAATTCCCCTACGAACAAGATATTCCCTACCATTAACATTAAATTCAACTTCTACAAGACAATCTTTTTCATTGATTGTATTTGCAAGTTGTGGTTTATTAATTTTACGAAAAGGTTTATTAAACAGACCAAATGTCAGTGCATCCAAAAGAGTAGATTTTCCGGCACCATTTGTTCCAATAACTAAATTGGTATTATGACCACTCAAAGAAACTTCAGTAAATTGGTTACCTGTAGAGAGAAAATTTTTCCAACGAATTTTTTTAAACTCAATCATTTTTAGACTTTGGGGGAATCACAATATCATTTGGTGTAATAACCGCATACTTATATTCATGCAGTTTACAAGTTTTTATGGCAAGATCATCATCAACTTCGACAATTGCCATTTCTTCATCTTCTTGTTCCTCTAACATCATAGCATATCTTTCGGCATCATCCTCTTCTTCAAATAAAAATAAAACCTTGTGTCCATATCGGTCCTGAACGGCATAGGCACCATCGTCTTCTTGATTTTTAAGTGTAAGAACAAACATATTACTCTACTTCACAAGCTTGTTGATATAATTTTTGAAATATACCTTTGATTATATTTTTATCCAATTCAAATTCAGATTCATCAATATATCTATTTAAAATAGACATTGTGCTTTCTTCTTCAGTAACTTCAAAATCTTCACTTTCTTGGATATCAAAATTTTCTACAATTTTAAGATCTTGAACTCCTACCGAATAAAGTTTATCAAGGAATTTTTCAAATAGTTTTGGTTTGGTTTTTTTCCTGACGATAACTTTTACAATTTTACTTTCATATTCTAAAAAATCAAATGTCTGATGTGGAGTATCTTCATAATAGATATTATAAAAAAGACGATATGGATTGTTTATATGAAAATGTTCTAAAGTTTCTGTATCAAAAATTGTGAATCCTCTAGAATCATTTACATCATTCCAGAACATCTCATACGGATTTCCTAAGTAGAAGATTTTTCCGTTGTCTGATCGTGTATGGTAATGACCCGAAAATGTCCTGTCGAACTTTTCAAATAGTGTGCTGTCCATACCTTCTTCCATGGTGTGACCGCGATGCGCTCTAAATCCATTGAGTTCAAGGTGCCCCATCGCGCACTTGCTATTTGATACTTTAATAGTATTGACACTATTTTCAAAATTTTCTGCATTTATCCAGGGAATAAACAATACTTGTAAATTACCTATCTGTGCTTCCGTTATTTCCTGATAGGTTTTAACGTTAGGATATGATTGAAGTAAAAGTTGAGGAGAGTTCGTGTCATTAGTATTTTTATAATAGCAATCATGATTACCAACAATTGCATGAACATTATATTTTTTTAGAGGTTCAAATACAACTCTCTTTGCCCATTCAAAACTTTGATAATCAATAGACTTGCGACTATCAAAGACATCTCCCATATGAATCACAGTATCAATTCCATGCTCCTCCAATGCAGGAAAAAATATATTCTTATAGAAGAGTTCAAAATAATCATGCAGATACTTGGAACCCTTTCGTGCTCCATAATGTGTATCTGTAATAATAGCAACTTTCATCGATTGTTATTTCGGTACTGAATGGCGTCCTTGATACTATTATACTCTGAACTAGCACCAGAAAGCAAGCTATCATCAACCATCATGACCTCATCATATCCGGTTTTTTCAATAATTTTTGTTTTAATTTCCAGTTGTTTTTTCTCTTTTTGAATTCTTCTCAAAAATGCATAGTGAATGACTTGAGTAAAATATGCAAAAGGGTTTTTAGATTTTTCTGGATCAAAATTATGAATGTATTGAACGCAATTTTCAATTCCATCAGAAATCATATCCTCTCTGAACATATAGTTCACAAAGTTTGGTTTATATGAAAGATGAGTTGCAATTTTCAAAAAAGATTCTCCAAGATAATTTGGAATTAATGGTTTACCTTCCCATCTTCTTGCTCTTTCTTTTTTAGGTTGTTCTGCTAAATCTACACCAAAAGTATTTTTATAAGATCTTTCTACTTTAAGTCGATAAACAACCATTGCCTCTAATAGTTCTTTATTATTTACATAATGTTCCGGTTTCTTTTTAGGCATGGCATTTTGTTATGAATCTAAGTGTTTATATTATAGCACAACTTGACAAACTAGCAAACCATGAGTAGAATACCTTTGTTAGGTTTGATGGGACATATTAGCTTTCTTTAGTTTCTTTATTAAATATATCTTCTAAATTCTTTCTTGCATCTTCTACTGTTGATACATATCCCATTTTAGAATCAGGTTTAACTCTACCATCAGATGGCATTTCTATTTCTGAAGAACTATCATCAGAAATATAATCATTGTATACCTCAATAAGTTTTTCATTAGTCGATTCTGTCATGGTTAAAACTTTATCAAGACGAATCATAAAGAAATCTTCTTCACTGAGTTCCATCCAAGGTTTTATTTTAATAAAACTTCCTTGAGGTGAATGAAGCATTTTAATAATTATTGGATTTTGCATAATTATAATAGGATTTTCTTCTTCATCATCAACCATAATGAGAGAAAATACCTCTTCACCCGACACTAATTTTATAATTGCGTAAAATTCTTCTCCCATTATCCTTTTAGTGGTATGTTTACAATATCATAATTAAAATTTTCTTCGTTATAAATTTTAATTCTTTCAATTAGATGATTAAGTGTGTAGTTTCTCCGGGATCTGTAGGAAATGTCGTCAGCAATATCATAGAGAGTTGCCTTTGTTTTATTATTTCCTTTCCTGAGCACGCGTCCAATAGATTGGAGATTCCGAATTCTAGATTTGGAAGGAGAAGCAAAAATAACATTGTGAAGATTTTTAATGTTAATTCCTGTACTGAATGTTCCGTATGAAGCAACAATAATTGCGTTGTTTTCTTTTTCGGTAATCTCCCTTACTTTTTCTCTATCTTCTGTTGCCACTCCACCATGAATGAAGAATACATGACGAGTCTCTACACTATTATTATTTATTAGTTCATATAATGGTTGTCCATGACTCTCAACTCTTGAAAATAATATAAGAGTATTTCCTTTTAGATCTAGTGCAAGATTTCTTATAAATTTATTTCTGCGTTCATGATTAATAATATATTGAACTTCATCCTCAAAAGTTTCAAATTTATGTGCCGGGTGCTTCAGTAGAAGTACATTGATGTCAAGTTTGGCCACATGACCTTTCTTCATTAATTCTTCAGTTCTAATAATTTTATATGAAGGTCCAAATAATCCCTCTAGAACCCATTTATGAGTTTGTGTTCCATCAAGAGTTCCAGTAAATCCGTAACGATACTTTGCATCAGCAAGTTTTGTCATTATAGATATAAGTGACTTACTTTTGAACTGGTGTGCCTCATCTCCAACAACCACGTTAAATCTTTCAAAATATTTTCGAGGGAGTTTGTAGATGGACTGCCAGGTAGTGATAATAACTTGAGAATCTGTTTCTCTTTCTCTACCAGCATATATCTTGTGGCAAAATGAACCTACATCCCAACCATAATCTGCAAAGTCTTTATACATCTGTTCTACTAAAGATGTCGTCGGAACAACTATCAGAGTATTTTGTCCGCGTTCAACGTGATATCTCACAATCGAGTATATCATCAAAGACTTTCCAGAAGCAGTTGGAGATATCAGCAGTCTTCTATTATGTCTTAGTGCGTCGTAAACACCTTCTATTTGATACTCCCTAGGGGAATACTTACTTACGGCATTCATATAGTCTTTAACACCCTCCTTTGAAATATATTCATTTACTTCAAAAGGTGTACCATAATACTTATTATTTAAAAATTCATAACTATACTCATGAGACTCACAAAAACTTATAATTTTATCTAACAAACCAATATAGATCTCGCCTGTCTGCGTATTAAACAAACGAATTTTTCCATCCCAGTATTTGTTACGATACTGTGGCATAAATTTTGCACCCGGTATATCAAAGGTAAATTGATCTGCTAACTCGTAGTAGACATGTGGTTCTGCTTTTACCTGTAGATATACCTCGTTCTTTTTGGAAATAATCAAATGAGACATGCATATAGGTTAATCCTATACTTATTTATTGGTCAATTAATTATCTAAATTGTATTCAAGAATCATTGCAAATAATTTATTTTTCATATACCTTAGATATTCTTGTTCTTCAAGTGGTCTTCTTGGAGCACCCGGCCAAGTTTGATAAGCATAATCAAATACTCCGTACATTGCTCTAAGTTCTTCTATACCCATTGTCACTTCAACGTGCCATTGGTTATAAACATCTTCATTTGGTTCATTATCTTCTGGATGTGGAAATGAGTCCATACTAGTTGAATCCTGCCTGAAATTTGTGCCAATCGATTGCATTTTTAATTTGATATGTTCTACTCGAAATAGTTTTAATTACTTCTTCTAAGAACTTAAGCATTACATCATAATACCTAATCTTTAAATCAATTGTAGTTAATTTATCGTCAGCGTCAAGATATCTTTGTATTGCATCTTTTTCTCTTACTTTATATGGGAAAGGGTCTTCTACATATACCTCTGCAGGTGCTTTGCCTGTATAATAGTTATACCTTTCCAACTTTACACGTTTGTAACTATCCCTAGATTTTTCACGAAGAAGAGATATTGTATTGTAAATTGTATAATATTTTGAATGAAGTTGAGGAACTTTTAGTGATTCATCATGTAGATTATCAGGATCTATGACAGAATCTCTCTGCCACATTTCCTGTATTTGTTCAAGATTCATAATGGTGTTCTACCGTCAGCAGCTACTACATTATACACAGTATACTTGAAAGTGACCTCTGCTGTAAAGTAGTTTATATCAGTTTCTTCTGCTGTAAACTCTAAGGGTGTGAGATATACTGGGAATAAATCTCTAAATTTTACAATAGCAATATTTCTATAGTTACTATTTAAAATATGAAGATTGCCATCACTAAATGCTTCTTTGAAATCTCTAATACCATCAATATCAGTAGTTAAATCTTTATATTGTTGTGTGGTTTCTGGATATCCCAATCCGGTTAACCAATTGTGAATTTTCATATAATTTTCTAAATTTTCATCCACAAGAAATTTAAATGAAAAATCACCATAAGACAACTTATCTCCAGGGACATCAATATCTTTTAGATATGTGGGTTGAACTGTCGTTCCCAGACTAATCTCAGGTATCCTACATGAGTTTGAGAAAAAGTCAACCTTGGGTTCTTTTGCCAAAGTAAATTTAAACCCAACAGGCGCAAGAAAATTTCTGTTTGCTATCTGTTTTGGAAATCCACTTGCCATTGTTTTTATTTGTATTTAGATAAAAAAAGAGGGTCCGAAGACCCTCTCGCACTTCCTTCACACTGAAGGTATTTAGATCACATAAGGTTAGCAACCTTAACACGACGATAGTAACGGTTGCTGCTGGCAGTGATACGACCAGTGTTGGTTGTATTGGTGCCTTCGGCAAATGGGTTAGCAACCATGCCATAACGAGTCTTGAACCCGATTTTTGGCTGGAAGGTGTTCTCACCAACGGCACGAACCATTTGGAGAGGAACATAAGGACAGTAGAAGAGTCCTGCGTCATAAGGTGAAGAACCCTTATAACCAGCTACGTAATACTGGTTAGCAGCATTGTTAGCAGCATAAGGATCGATGTAGACACGGAACTTACCACCAAGAACACCAGCAAAGGTGTTACCAGTGTCATCTACGTTGAGGTTAGCATTCAGAGCAGGGGTGTAATCAAGTACACCAGCCATGGTGAGTGCGGAAGCAACGTCTGCAGAGCAGAGGATCATGTTGCCCTTTCCTCTACGAGTTCTCTGTGCAATCTGGTTAGCATCTCTTTCCATTTGGAAAATGAGACCTTTGAACTTCTCAACACTCCAACGTCCGTTAGAGTCAACATCGAGGTCGAAAGTACCAGAAGTTGCGGTATTCAGAGTAGCACCGACTTCAGCAGACTTATAGATGGTTCTGATGACTTCACGGTTGATCTCAGCAAGAATCTCAGTAGAGAGAATATTTGCGAGTTCAGCCTCAGCATTCAGACCATGAATAGCCTTGAGGTCTTGTGCCAGTTCCAGTGAATACTCTGCTTTCAGTGCTCTGCTCATGGCAGTAACGGTGACTTTCTCGATTGAGAATGCCATCTCGTTGAAAGCATTATTAGATTCACCAAGACCTTCAGCATCAGCAGTGGTCATACCCTGACCAACTGAATATGCACCCTGATTAGCGTTAGACTCTGGGTTCAGAGCACCAGGATTGGTTCCTTGTTGAGCACCGGCAGTACCGAAACCAACGGCATCAGCATCAGAACCAGTGGTGTAAGGTCCTTGATTAGCATCATTACCTTCTCTCTGTGCAGAGAATCCGGTATCTGGTTCGTTGAAGAATGCTTCAGTTCCACTCTGTGAAGTGTAACGTGAACGCATTGCAAAGATAAGTCCGGTAGGACCATTCATTGGTTGTACGCCAGCCAGGTCATATGCAACCAGGTTAGGCATTGAACGTCTGATCAAAGAGATCAGAACGGGATCGAAATTACTGATGTTTGCACCAGTAGCATTGGTTGGGGCCTCAGAAAGAAATTCTCTTTCTTCCTTGAGCATTTGTTCTTGGTTCTCCAGGAGCTGAGCAGTAACCATCGCACGATGATTATCTTTGATTGAATCCATACCCTCATGATTGAGGATAGGTGCCCACTTCTCCTGCAGAGCCTCTTGGGAAGGCATTTGCAGCATTTGTTTTTACCTATTTAAAAAGTTAGTTTGACTATGTTATAATGAAGTTTCACTTCTTGGAAACTCTATTCAATGTC